CCTGAGGAAATACTAAAGAAGTATGACTCTGATACAACTGGTTTAATAGTTGTAGTTGGTGAAAAGGATGAAAATCGTTTAAGTGGTAAGTACTTCACTCCATATAAAGGTAAGGTAGAGCAAGGATATTTAGATAAAGGATATGTGTACGCATCACCTGCTACGGCAAATCCTATTAGTGGAACTGATGTTCGTTATTGGTTAAGTGCTGGTAGTTCGGATGATAGAAAGAAAAACTTCACAAAAGCATATCCAAAGTTTGATTCTCAGATATTCAAATTAATCACTCTTAAGTTAAAGAGTTTAAAAGAATGTATTAACGAAGAAATTAAACTAAACGTAAAAATTGGCGATACTATCTTAATGGGTAGATTTAAAAATAAAAAAGTAGTTGTAAAAACAATAGGAACTGATGATTGGGGAATGCCAACAATCAATGGTAAGAAGGTAGCAACATTCAGAATTCCTAAAAAAGAAACGTTAAAAGAAACGGCATCTAATAGTGGATTTCGTGGACAAGATGAGCCTGATACATCATTTGTAGCAGATGGGCAACCTAGAATACTAAACACAGCAAAGCCAGAATCTTGGTATGCACAAGGTGGATATACTCAATTACATACACCTAAAGCAGACGCTATGAGAGGTAGAGGAAAATCAAAAGATACAGAAACTCAATTCAGAAAAGCTTATTACAAATTAAAGAATGTAACACAAAGTACATTGAACCCAGCAGATGACCCATTTAAAGTAGAAGACTGGCAAGAAACCGAACCAAATAAAGCAATAGATAAACCTAAAAGATTTTGGGAATTGCCTGATAATCAAAAAGATACAATAATATCAAAAGAAGATATTAAAGAAATAGTTTCAGATTTTGATTCTATATTAGATGAGATGGGACTTGGTGGTGGAGCTGGTGTGGGTTTAAGTTTACCGGGTGGATATATTAATGGTGCACCTGATACTAAAGATGTTAAGAAAAATAGTAAGAAACTTAACAACAGCGGAATGAGTGGATATGAGGAGATTGATGAAGATACTGATACTATTCCTGGTGGTTTGGCAAAAGGTAAAACGCTAATTGATTTGGCTAAGAAGTATGATGAGAAAGGATACTATGACCCAAACCAATTTGCAGCAGAATATATCAAACCTAAATTAATGAATGGTATTAAAGTTGAAATGGAACATACAACTGATGTTCGTATTGCAACTGAAATAGCTATGGACCATTTATGGGAAGATATCAACTATTATGAGAAATTAGCTAAAATTGAAAAACCAATAAAAGAATCAATATTATTAGAAGGTGGGGCTTATGGACATATGAATCATCCATTTGATATTGAGATGAATCTTACATTTGGTGATTTAAAACAAATTGTGGTAAGGGCATTAAATGGTGATTTGGAATTGGCAAGAGAAAAGACTGATGGACAGGCATTGGCAGTTAGTTGGGTAAATGGTAGATTAGTTGCAGCTCGTAACAAATCACACCTAAAGAACAAAGGAGCTGGTGCTATGATAATAGGACAGGTAGCAGATAAGTTTGCCGGTAGAGGTGGATTAACCGATGCATATAACTTCGCTATGCAGGATTTATCAAAAGCAATAGCAGCACTATCCGAACCTCAGCGTAAGAAGATATTTAAAGATGGTAGTTCGTTTATGAACTTGGAAGTAATATATCCAACCTCTGTAAACGTAATCCCTTATAATCAACCCCTATTGGTATTTCATGGTACGTTTGATTATGATATCGATGGTACTATCGTAGGTGAGAACCAACAAGCGGCATCTATATTGGGTGGTATGATTAAGCAAGTAAATGCACATGTTCAATCAAAGTACACAATACAAGGACCTCCAATTAATAAACTTCCTAAATCAGAACATCTTTCTAAATTACAAGGAAAGTATTTGGGAATGATTTCTAAACTACAATCTGAATTTGGATTAGCTGACTCGGATGGTGTAGCTGATTATCATCAATCTTGGTGGACTAATTTTGTAGAAAAGAAAGCTAAGAAGTTAGATTATCAACAAAAGATAGGATTAATAAAGAGATGGGCTTTTGGTGACAAGAGTTTCCGTATAGCAGAAATAACCGATGACAAATTAAGAGCATGGGCTGAACAAACTGATAAGCAAGACCAACAAAAAATAGGAAAGCAAAATCTAATGAGATTTGAGGAGATATTTTTAGGAGTTGGTGCGGATGTGTTATCGTTTATGGACTCGGTTCTTACAGCAAACCCTGATAGTGCCAAAAGACAAATGGTAGCTCGTTTACAATCAACAATATCGCAAGTAAAAGCAAGTGGTGACCCTAAGAAGATTGAAAAATTAAAATTAGAATTATCTCGCTTAAATGCACTTGGTGGATTTGAAAAAATTGTACCAAATGAGGGTATTGTATTTGTCTATGGTGGCAACACCTACAAATTAACAGGTGCATTCGCACCCCTAAATCAAATTTTAGGAATTTTCTTTGATAAATAATCGTTTTCTGAATTTTGATATACTTATATATACAAATATATCGTAAGTAATATGGCAAAGGAATTCAATAAAAAGTTTATGCACCCAACACGTAGAAAGTTGGTGGATATGGTATTGACGGGTGGTGAATATGAAAAAAACACACAAATATCATTTTCTGGGGCAGATAAAGAAATTGTAAAGCATGAGGTTGGTGAAAGATGGACTGATGATAGAGGTAAGACTTGGATACAACATGAAGGAGGTAAGATAGAAACATCGGAACTATCAGATACAATGCAAGAAGTAAGAGCTTATTTAGATAAGTTAAATAGTTGTAAATCTGATAATTGTAAAACAATAAAAATAGGTAGAGTTGATAAAAAAATCATATCTAAAACTGGATATTGTTTACACTGTCTTACTTTGAGAGAAGCTCAGATAAAATATGATGGATTGTGGGAAGCATATGAAGATTATAAAATATATTCTAATATGATTGCACATGGTAATGATATAGTGGCTCAATTCAAACAAGCTTATAGAGATTCAAAACAAACATACGAAGTAGTTCAAGAAGATGGTAAGATTGAAACTTGGAGTATGGAACGAGATGTAGAAGAACTTAAAGCAGAAATCCTTTTGGAGATTGTTAAGTTTGAAGGTGAGATTGAGCAAGCTACTAAATTAAGAAATGAGGCTTACGATAAATTAAAAGATAAAAATTACGATTTAGTAAGACCACTTAAAGATTAGTATGAGTACAGGTATAACACAAAAGAAATCTCTAAAAGATATTATTGCGGAAGAATACAAAAAGTGTGCGGTAGACCCGATTCACTTTATGAAGAAGTATTGTATGATTCAGCATCCGGTGAGAGGTAAGATACCCTTTCACTTATTTCCATTTCAAGAAAAGACCCTAACACAATTTAATAGTAATAGGTTTAACGTAGTTCTTAAATCACGTCAAACTGGTATATCAACGTTATCAGCTGGATACGCACTTTGGAAAATGATATTCAATTCGGATTTTAACGTATTGGTTATTGCAACAAAGCAAGATGTTGCAAAGAACTTAGTAACAAAGGTAAGAGTGATGCATGAATTGCTTCCTAGTTGGCTTAAAGGAGGTTCTATGGAAGATAACAAACTTTCCCTTCGATTAACAAATGGTTCTCAAATTAAGGCTATTGCTTCATCTCCTGATGCAGGACGTTCTGAAGCCCTATCACTTCTTATATTTGATGAGGCCGCCTTCATTGATGATATCGATGAGATTTGGGTGGCGGCTCAATCAACACTATCTACGGGTGGTAGTTGTATTGCACTTTCTACTCCAAATGGTGTGGGTAATTGGTTTCACCAAACTTGGTTAGGAGCTGAGGAAAGTAGAAACCCATTCAATACAATAAGATTACATTGGACAGTACATCCTGAAAGAGACCAAAAATGGAGAGATGAGCAAGAAAAATTATTAGGTACAAAGAAAGCAGCACAAGAGTGTGATTGTGACTTCGTATCTTCTGGTGAGACAGTAATTGAACCGGAAACGCTAATGTTTTTTAAAGAAACATATATTCAAGAACCAATAGAGAAAGGTGGATTTGATGGAAACCTTTGGAAATGGGAACATCCTGATTATAATAAATCTTATATGGTTGTTGCCGATGTTGCGAGAGGCGATGGGGCCGATTATTCAACTTGTCATGTAATTGATATCGTAAACGCAACTCAAGTAGCAGAATATAAAGGTAAAGTTGATACAAAAGATTTTGGGAATTTCTTAGTAGCACTTTCAACTGAATATAATGATGCTTTACTTGTGGTGGAGAATGCAAACATTGGTTGGGCAACAATTCAACAAGTAATTGATAGAGGATATAAAAACTTATTCTATATGAGTAAGGATTTAAAATATATTGATACTGAGAATCAAATGACAAATAAATATAGAGCTGAAGATAGAGGATTAGTAGCTGGTTTTTCAACTACTTCTAAGACTAGACCTTTAATCATATCAAAACTAACGGATTATTTTAGAGAGAAATCAGTTATAGTTCGTTCTTCTCGTTTAATAGATGAGTTATTTACATTTATCTATATGAATGGTAGAGCAGAAGCTATGAAGGGTTATAATGATGACTTGGTAATGGCGTTTTCAATTGGACTATGGGTAAGAGATACGGCACTTCGTTTAAGACAAGAGGGAATCGATTTAACTAAAAGTGCGGTAGGTGGTATTACATCAAATACATATAATGGTATTTATGGTGGGGGAAACAGTATGGATGATAACCCTTGGAAAATGAGAGTTGGTGATGATTTTGAAGATTTATCCCAATGGTTGTAGTGTTTTGATATTTTACGATATTTATGTTATATAATGTCAAAATAGGATTTTGTAGAAATTAATAATAAATTATGGCAGAACAAGAAATAGATGATAGAAGTTTTTTTGGAAGGTTAAAGAAGTTATTCTCGACCCAAGCTATCGTAACCGTTGATAAAGATGGTAAACGTAAGGTTGTTGATACTGATGACCGCCAAATGAATACAAACTTCGTAAATCTTAGAGATAGATATACAAAGTTACAAAGGTCTTACTATGAGACTAATCAGGGAGCACAATCAATGGCATATCATCAAGTTCGTAGAGAACTTTTTAGAGATTATGATGCTATGGATAATGACCCGATTATAGCATCGGCATTAGATATCTACGCTGATGAATCTACTACAAAGAATGAATATGGTGATGTATTACAAATTAAATCATCAAATGAGAATGTAAGTGCAATACTTCATAACTTATTTTATGATGTAGTTAATATTGAATTCAATTTATGGCCTTGGGTAAGAAACTTGGTAAAATATGGTGATTTCTTTTTAGCATTGGAAATAGCAGAAGGTAAAGGTATTATTAATGTAACTCCATACTCTGTATATAATACGGAAAGATTGGAAGGTACTGACCCAATGAATCAAAATTATGTTAAGTTTAAAGTTGAATTAGATAGATTTGGTAAAAAAGAATATGAGAACTATGAAATGGCTCACTTTCGTTTATTATCAGATACAAACTTCCTTCCATATGGTAAGGCTATGATTGAAAATGGTCGTAGAGTATGGAAACAATTATCTTTAATGGAAGATGCGATGTTAATCCATCGTATTATGAGAGCACCTGAAAAGAGAGTGTTCAAAATTGATATTGGTAATATTAACCCACAAGAGGTTGATAACTATATGCAAAAGATTATCAAC